AGGATGCCGCCGATGTCGATGGTCGAAAAGCCCGCCTGCAGGTTCGGCCCGAAGGCGAAGCGCAGTACGGATCGGCTGTCGCGGAAGTTGCGCCCGCTATAACCGTTGGCCCAGGCCGCCTCCAGGAGCAGTTCCTGCAAGCCGATCCCGCCCCGGAAACGCCGGTTGGCTGCATCCAGGGTCTTCTCGTCGAAGAGTTGCTCAGCATTGGCCAGCTTGGCAGTCAGCATGCATGCGGCTTCGAGGATCTGGCCCTCCAGAGCATTGTCCACCGCGTGGACCGCCGGGGCCTTGGGTCGCGAAGCCCGCATGACTTCCAGCTCGCACTTGTCGGTGCTCCAGCCTTCGGCGATGGCCTTCTCCTCGATCTCGGAAAAACGGCCGGCGCAGATCTTGTGGATCGACGCCAGGCGTTTGCTCTCGGCCAGGGCCTGAGCTCGGATCTCGGGTACCGGATCGACGCCGGCACCGCCATTCGTGTCGGTAGCCTGCGCCGTCTGGTCATTGGCGTTCTGCGAGGCAGTAATCTGCTCGGTCGTTACGGCCGTCGTGTCGTTCTCACCATCCATGATCTGAGTCTCCTGTTGCCCGGTCTCCTGATTGCCGGCCTCTTCAGCCGCGATCGTCGCGGTGGTGTTGCCGTCTGCGCCCAGGTCTACGAAACTGATCTCGCCCAACAGGGTCCTGCGGGCGACGTACATTGGTCCTTCAAATGTCCGGCTGTTGACTGTCACCGGCTTGCCGGCCCGAACGAATTCGGCCTGCTGGACCGCCGCCCCGATCGAGGCCTGCCAGGGAAAACCGCGCCTTCCACTGGCCACGATTTCCCGGGCCGCTGCCGTGTCGCGCGACACGACTCCCTCGGCCACCAACCGGTCGTTCTCGACCGCGATCCGCTCGGTGTGGCCCACGCCGGCGTACATGCTGTGCCCGAATCGCACCGGCCGACGCTGCGAGGGGACCTGCAAACCCTGCAAGTCCACGACTACCGGGAACCGCCAGCCTTCGATCCGCATGGCATCGCCGGTGTAGGCGACCATCGCAAAGCGAGGCACGACCTCCTGGTCGCCCTCGGCAGCGCCAGCCTTCAGGGTGATGTCGGAGATGGCGCACAGCAGCTCAATGCACTCAGGCACCCCTTCGTGTGAATCAGTCGGTGTAACCGGCATCGGCGTCCTCCGTGACCTCATCCTCCGCGTCGCCCCGCTGTGGAGTACCGACTTGGGGCTGGTCCAATCCCAGCTCGCGCATCAGTGCGACCTCGCGGGCTCGCTGGTGAAGCTCGCTCTCCCAGTCCAGGCCGGCCTTGGCATACTCGGCGGCCAGCGTGGTAGTGTGGCTGGCCAGTCGCGTGGACTGAGCGTTGGCCTCCTTGGCCGGATCCACGTGCTCGAAGCCGTCCCAGAACCATTGATGAGTCAGATCCGCATCCAGCCCGCGGACCGACTGCGGGAGATAACCTTCGATCAGCACCGCCTCGTCGAGCCAGGCCTTGAAGACGCGGTCGAGAACCACGTCGCCCAGATAAGCCTGGTCGATGCGAATGGATTTGAAGAAGGCCTGGTGGTCCAAGCGACCGGAGGCGTAGTTGTAGCCCGATGAGTTCCCCGCAGCGATATTGAACGGCATGTTCAGGCAACGGGCGATCTCGTTGATGATCTCGTGCTTGAAGTCGCCGTACACCGTGGTCGGCTGCTCGGCCTTGACCTGGCCGATCTTCCAGCCGAAGGGCATGGTCATCCACGTGCCCCGGTCCATCTCGACGGTGTCCATCGGCTCGACTTGCGAGGCCTCAGCATCCGCCGGGGCATCCGTGTAGATCACACCGCCGGGCAGCGCGGCCTGCTCGGCCGCCCCCAGCACCGCCAGCGTGTACCGCCGCAACGTGGCGAACAGCGGCAGGGCAGGGGTGATCTCCGGAATCCCCCGGCTCTGGCCCGGGCGCTCGGCCTGGTACAAGTGCACAACCGACTCGGCGGGCGTGATCTCGTAGTCCCTGCCGACGGCCGGGAAGATGGCGACATCGCCGGGATGTCGACGCAGGACGTAATAGGCAACCGGCTTGCCAAACTCGTCGAAGACGATCCCGTCGACCACGCTGCTGTCGACTCGCTGGACCGGCCAGGGAGTGGTCACCTGGTCCGCCTCGATCAGACGCAGGTCCAGTTGGACCGGGGCCTGAATCCGTGGGTTGGTAGCCAGCAGGCCGAAACACTCGCCGCTCTCGCACTGGGCGATCCGCATGGTCCGCAGCTTGTGAGCCAGGCCAATCGCCTTGGCCCAGCGGGCGAACTCCTTCTCGATCAGCCGGTTGGCCTCAGAGTCGTCGGTGAGCATCTGCAGCCGGGGACCAGTGCCGACGACGTAGTTGGCCAGCGTCAGCACGATACCCTTGGCGTAGCTGTTGTTGGCCACCTCATAGCGGGCCCGGCTCCGCAGGATCCGGCGCACTTCAGGATTGGCGGCGGCATTGGCTGACAGGTGATCGGCATTCGCCCAGTGCCGGCGGTTCTCGTAGGTGGTCTGAGCCGCGTCGTACTTGGCCCGGAGCCTGGAGTCCGGAATCCGCAGGCTCAGGAAGCGAAAGCGGGGCCGTCCCTGACCGCGGCTTCCGCCGAGCATCCATTCTCGAAATCGCCTCAGCATCCTTGCTCCAGATTCCGGACCGCAGACTCCACTCACACCGCGCCCGCCCTTGACTCGCCGCACGGGCTTTGCTCGTCGTCGCGTCGCGGCGCTTCCGCTTTGCGGAATGCGGCGTGTCAAGGGCCCGGCGGTGACACCTTCGTCCGCCGCACGCCCAGACCCTTCTTGGCCGCCTCTTTCGATGCGAGATAGCGGTCTGCCTCGATCTGATCCTTCAGATCGTGCTGTTCGACACTTCCGGAGTCGCCCTGGGCTCGCTTGGGGCCCTGGGCGTTCTCGCGGATCGCGTCTCCGAGTTCCTCCGGCATCGTGTCACCGCTCCAGTCGAGCCACGAGCACGTCGGTCAAGCCATGCAACCAACGCGCCCAGCGGATCAGCCACCACGCCCACCACGGCCGACGGCGTGTGGCAAGCGTGATGATGGTTGAGGGGCTACTGCTCACGCGAATGATCCGCCACGTGCGCCAGGATCGAGTACGGCCGGCCCGGCTCGGCGATCACAAACTCGCGCGTCACGGACTCGTCCTCCACCAGATCCACCTCGAACACTTGGGCGCCGTTGAACTGGAGTGCGGCGTCGAAATCGTCGCGGTACAGCTCCGCCGTGTCTGCGTCCGCCTGGATGACCACCGCCTGCCCGAAGGTCAGGCCGGTCAGGGGCGACCCGTCGGCGTCAGTGGTGGGCGGGGTGAGCGTGAACTCGCCTCGAGTATTGGAAATCTGCCGGGCTGAAAGACCGGGCGCACCCGGGGCCTGAACGTCCATCGTGTCGAGCGTGGCAACCGTGACCGGACCGAATGACATGGTGCTCTCCTTTGTTTTTGTGAACCTACCGGCGCCGCGACCCTCGCGGGGCAGCACGTTAATTGCCTACTGGTTACTTACCCGGCGAAGGCGTCATGTGTCGGGATAGAGGGCGAGTTGTTACGGATGTAGAACCTGGGAGAGATCTCAGCGAGGAATGAAGCTCTCGAATGTAGCTCGTAACCGTTTAGGGACGATGGGTTCTGACCGGTGGGACCGTGTTTTCAGCCGAGGAATGTCTGAAGCTTTGTTTGGCCTTTATCGACGTCGAGAATGGCGTAGCCCACATGGGCGTCTGGAAGACTGATGTGGGTCATTCCTCGATACCAGCAGGGGGCTTGGACCCCTCTCCCGATATCGGTGGTCACTCCGGAGCGTCAGGCAGGCCGAGCAGGAACCGCCATGCAGGCACGACTTGAACGGTGCCGGCATCGATCTCGATTGATTCATCTTCGTTTCTTGTCACGATCGTACTTGTCTTGATCTTGAGCTCGTTCATGGCTTCACTCAAGGCGGCCATTTCCCGCTTCCTGGTTTGAGAGCTGGCGAGGGACTCACACGCCTGGACCAGGACCTTGGGGCGATTCCGCACCGGCACAACGAAGTCGATCTCCTTGCCCGCCTTGGTCTTGTAGTAGTAGACATCCGGGTGGAGTCGTCGGAGCGCGGTGAACACAATGTTTTCGAGCAGGTGGCCGGAGTTGATGAGTATTCCAGCCGAAACGGAGGTCACCAGTGAGTGATCGATGCAATACACCTTCTTGGGATTGGTCTGGCTTCGGGCGAGCGAGGCGTCAAACAGTCTTACGCTGAACAAGAAGTACGCGTCCTCAAACCACCCCACGTAGTCCGACACCGAGGACTTGGGAACCTTGTGCCCCAGCGCCTTCAGGTATCCCGTGAGCTTGTTGACCGAATAGAGCGACCCCGTGTTGTCCACAAGCCAATGGGCCAGATCGGACACCGCCTTGGGATGCGACACGTCGTGCCGTTCGACCAGGTCGCGGAACAGGATCGCCTGAAAGTATTCCTGGTGCGTCTTGATCCGAAGGTGTCGGTCCAGGCCGATCACCTCCGGAAACCCCCCGGTCTCCCAGAATTCGTCGAACGCCTTCCGAACGATCAACTGCTTCTTGGTCGACAACGGGCCTTGCCAGTCGACGCTTCTTGCGTCGAGGAACTCCCGAAACGTGAAGGGGAAGAGCTCCCACGACAATGCACGTCCCCGCATTTGCGTGGCGATTTCCCTGGAGAGCATCCGTGCCGACGATCCGGTCAGATAGACCTCGCATTTCTCGGTGCGTATCAGGCGGTCAACGAACGGTTCCCAGCCAGATACCGCCTGGATTTCATCGAAGAAGCAATAAACGGTTTCCGCGTTCTTCTTCTCCGGGTAGAGCGAGTAGTAGGCTTCCAGAATGACCGAGAGATTGTCCTGTTGCAGGTTGTGCAGCCGGTCGTCAAAGAAGTTCAAATACAGGATGTTCTCTCTCGAGACGCCGCCATCGATCAGTTTCCGAATGATCTGGTGGAGGTAGGTCGATTTGCCGCAGCGGCGAACGCCGATGCAAACGGCGGCCTTTCGGGAGACGGGCTCCAGCCGCAAACGGCGGGGGACCCCGGTCAGG